TTGCGTTTTCATGATGAGCTGAATTAACCGCGCTTCCATGCTCTGTTCCACGCGGGAAATGGGCGCGATAGCGTCCCATTTATCGCGCAGCTTCCAGCTCTGCACGGTCGGTGCCTTGGCATTCAGCATTTCCGCAATTTGGCGCACAGAGAAGCCCTGCCAGTAGAGCAAGGCAGCCTGGCGGCGCGGATCGCTGATGATGGTTGTCGTCGGTGTCGTGTTCATGTTGCCAAGGCTACGGAAGCGCCGAACGACTCGCATTAAGCCCTTGTTGTGCCTCAGATCTTCCAACCGCAACGCGTTGAGACGTGACGCCATTCCCCTGAAACTGGCCCCGAACCCAACCACCACAACTGGAGCCGTTTACATGGCAAAGAAAGTTTCTAAGTTTTTCCGCATCGGCGTTGAAGGCGACACCGTTGATGGCCGCGAGATCGGCGCGACGGATATTCAGCAGATGGCTGCGAGCTACAGCCCGAAGGTGTTCGGCGCTCGCATCAACATGGAACACATCAAGGGCATTTTGCCCGATGGCTATTTCCGCCGTTATGGCGGTGTCGTTGAGCTGAAAGCCGAGAAAATCGATGAGCCGGGGGAACCGCTGTTACACGGCAAGTGGGCGCTGTATGCCAGTCTGGCCCCGACCGCCGATCTGGTGTCGATGGTTGGCGCAGGCCAAAAGGTTTACACCTCAATGGAGATCCGCCGCGACTTTGCCAAGACCGGCAAATCCTACCTGATTGGGTTGGCCGTCACCGATGACCCGGCCAGCCTCGGCACTGACATGCTGGAATTCAGCCGCCGCCACGATGACGTCGAGTTTTCCGCACCGCTGGAAGTCCATTTTGATTTTGAGCCTGCCGCTGACCCTGAATCCTCATTCTCTGCCCGCATTAAAGCGATGTTTACCCGCAAGCAGGCTGGCGACGATGTGCGATTTGCTGAGGTGGAAGGTGCCGTGATGACCGTGGCCGAGCAGTTGCAGGAAGCGGAAGTGCGTTTTACCCAGACTACCACCACGCTCAATGAAGAGATCGCCGGACTCAAGCAACAGGTAGAAACCGGCCACAGTGCTTTCAGTGAGCTGAAAGCGCAGCTTTCCAACACCGAAAGTTTTAGCCAGCCGACCCGCCCGGATGCCACCGGCGGCAACGGTGCGCAGGACGTGATGACCGACTGCTAAGGCAGTCACACCCGATAAAACCGAATAAAAACAGGAATAAAAATGCGCAAGCAAACTCGTTTTAAATTTAATGCTTTTATGTCCCGCGTTGCCGAGCTGAACGGCGTTGATACCGGCGATCTGGATAAGAAATTCAGCGTAGAGCCGTCTGTCACGCAGACCATTATGACCCGCGTACAGGATTCCTCCACGTTCCTGACCCGCATCAATATCTTGCCGGTGCGGGATATGAAAGGGGAAAAAATCGGGCTGGATGTTAGCGGCTCCATCGCCAGCACCACTGACACCGCTGGCGGCGATGAGCGCGAAACCGCTGATTTTGCCACGCTGGATGCGGAGGGTTATTTCTGCCAGCAGGTGAACTATGATTTCCACATCCGCTACAACACCCTTGACCTGTGGGCGCGTTATCAGGACTTCCAGACCCGCTTACGCGATGCCATCGTAAAACGCCAATCCCTTGACCGCATCATGATCGGCTTTAATGGCACGCACCGCGCGAAAACCTCCAACCGCGTCAAGTTCCCGCTTTTGCAGGATATTGCGCCGGGCTGGTTGCAGAAATACCGCGAGAATGCGCCGAGCCGAGTGATGAATAAAGTGGTTGCCGAAGATGGCAGCGTGGTGTCTGAAAAGGTCCGTGTGGGTGCCGGTGGCGATTACGCTAATCTCGATGCGCTGGTGATGGATGCCACCAACACCCTGATCGCGCCGTGGTATCAGGAAGACCCGGAACTGGTGGTGATCTGCGGTCGCCAGTTGCTGGCCGACAAGTATTTTCCTCTGGTCAATCAGGAACAGCCCAACACCGAAGCACTGGCTGCTGACCTGATTATCAGTCAGAAGCGTATCGGCAACCTGCCAGCCGTGCGCGTGCCGTACTTCCCGGCGGATGCGCTGTTGATCACCCGCATGGATAACTTGTCGATTTATTGGCAGGAAGACACGCACCGCCGCCATATGTTGGAAAACTCTAAGCGTGATCGCATCGAAAACTATGAATCCATCAACGAGGATTATGTGGTTGAGGATTACGCATGCGGCTGTCTGGTGGAAAACATCGAGCTGTTAGCTGCGGAGCCAAAAAAAGATGATATCGCCGAGCTGGCCGGTGCCATTGTCAAGGCTGTCAAAGTCGCTGCCGCGCCAGCGGAGCCTGTCGCTGATGCTGAGGTGAAAGACTCGGTTGAGGCACCGGCCGACGACAAAGCGAAAGGCGGTAAATAACCATGACCAGCCCTGCCCGACGTCACCTAATGCGCCAGTCAGCGGTCGAGGCCGCGCAGCGGAAAAATGACCCGCTGCGCCATGCCAACGGCTACGAACTGATGATGCTTAAACTCTATGAAGATAAGCGAAAGCTCAAGCAGATACGCTCACAAGAGCGCAAGGCCGAACTCAAGCGCCAACTGCTGCCGGACTATGCCCCCTGGGTTGCCGGAGTGCTGGCCGAAGGTAACGGCGCGCAGGACGCCATTCTGATGACGGTCATGATCTGGCGACTGGATGCCGGGGACATCCCCGGCGCGCTGGACATTGCCCGCTATGCGTTGCGCCACAAGCTGGCACCGCCGGGCAATTTCGCGCGCTCCACGCCGTACCTCATCGCAGAAGACGTCGCAGAGTCTGCCACCCGCGCCCATGAGGCCGGGGAGCCGGTCAATATTGACCACCTCATGCAGACCATGGAACTCACCGACGCAGAAGACATGCCCGACCAGGTGCGCGCCAAGCTGCACAAGATCACCGGGTACGTCTTGCGCGAAACGGGCAGGGCTGAACTGGCATTAAACCACCTGAAGCGTGCGTTGCAGTTGCATAACGGCTGCGGCGTGAAAAAGGACATTGAACGGCTGGAACGGGCGATCCGTACTGCCGCCAGCCGCTAACAGAACGCGCCCCGCGCCGGGCGGCACGATGGCCGCGACAGGTTTCACCTTGTCAACGCCGTCGTCCACCGCCCCCTATTTTTGAGGTCATATGAGCACCGTCATTATAAAACCCCGTCCGGACGCGCCAGCCCCGCGCCCGGAGGATGAGCCGATCATTAAAAACGTCTTTTTCTTTCCGGATATCACCCCGGCAGACGTGCGCGACGTGATGCGCATCGAAGGCACGATCACCGCACCACGGCTACGACTGGCAATTAAAAGCGCGATGGCGGAAGTCAACGCCGAGCTGTTCATTTACCGCCGCGACCAGATGGCCGACGGCTATCAGCGACTGGAGGATGTGCCGGGCGACCAGCTCGACGGCGAAAGCATCCGGGTGAGTGAATACCGCAACGCCGTCAGTGCGATGACCATGGCGAAGCTCTCGGAGCAATACCGCAGCTTCGACACCACCTCCACCGGCGGCCGCAAGGCCGATGTGATTGAGGCCTCAATCGGCGAGCTGTGGCGGAATGCCCGCAACGCGATCAGCAACGTGGCCGAGCAATCCCACTGCATCATCGGGCTGCTCTGATGAAAATCTATGCCCTGCAGGGCGACACCGTTGACGCGATTTGCTGGCGCTACTACGGGCGCACGCAAGGTGTGGTTGAACAGGTTTACTCACGGAATGTTGGGCTGGCCGATGCCGGGGCGATTTTGTCCCACGGCCAGCCGGTAGAGCTGCCGGACGTGACCGCCGCGCCGCAGCGTGAAACCGTCAACTTATGGGACTGACAACATGGAGAAAATCACATCATGGGTGGCTTACGCCGTGGCGGCCTTCCTCGCCTGGGTGGGTCGATACAGTCCGCAGGATATTGCCTTTATGGTCGGGGCCGCTGTCGGTGTCGGTACCTTTTTTGTTAACTGGTACTACCGTCGCAAAAGCTATCAGTTGCTGAATAAATTGGGCGTTAGCCGGAGAGTATACGATGAGTTTAATCGCTAAACGTTGCACCGTGGCCGCCGTACTGGCACTGGCAGCTTCACTGCCACAATACAGCACCCTGCACACATCAGAGCCGGGATTGCGGTTGCTGGCCGATTTTGAAGGCTGTCGGCTTTCCCCTTATCAGTGCAGCGCGAACGTGTGGACGAGCGGCATCGGCCACACCGCCGGGGTAGTGCCGGGCAAGGTTATCAGCGAACGCCAGGCCGCCGTCAATCTGGTTTCCGATGTGTACCGGGTTGAACGTGCGATAGGGCGCTGTATGCCTGTCACGATGCCGCAGCCGGTTTATGACGTGGTAGTGTCCTTTGCCTTCAACGTCGGTGTGACGGCGGCGTGTGGCTCCACGCTGGCCGGTTTCATCAAACAACTACACTGGCGCAGTGCCTGCGAGCAGTTATCACGCTGGGTGTATGTCAACGGGGTTAAAAACAGAGGGCTGGAGCGCCGCAGGGCGTCAGAAATGGCCTACTGCCTGACAGGGGTTGACCAATGAATCGCACCGCCGCGCTGTTACTGGTGTTAGCACTGGCCGTCGCCGGTTGGTTGAAATGGCAGGTTATCACCCTGGGTGATCGGCTGGATGTTGCCAAGTTGGAAAACGGCAGGATATCGACGGCGCTGACCAACACCCGCACGGCGATCACCACGTTGCAGGCAGCGGCCGGCCAATTGGAGCAGGAAGAGAAAAGCCTACGGAATGACCTCAACAATGCGCACCGGCTGGCGCTGATCCGCGAACAAAAAATACAGAGATTACTCAATGAAAACCAAATTTTACGCGATTGGTTCAACACTCCTTTGCCTGCTGATGTTGCAAGGCTGCACCAGCGCCCCGGTTTCACCGGCACCGCAGATTATCTACATTGGCTGTCCGACGGTGAACCCGTGCCAAATACCGGCCAGCCACCCGAAGAATAACGGCGATCTGAGCGCTGACATTCGCCAGCTTGAAAACGCCTTGGCGGCCTGTGCGGTGCAGGTCGACGCCATCAAAACCTGTCAGGAGAAACACCATGTTAAAACCTCAACAGCTCCGCGCTGAGCTGGCAAGCTGTCTGCAATGGTTGCAGCGCAACCCCGAAAATCTGCAGGTAAGGGTACAAGGTGGAAGCATTGCCGCCACGCTTGCCACCTCACTGTCGCATGAGTACAGCTACACGCTGAATCTGTTGTTTCTGGATTACACCGGCGATCTGGATTTAATCGTGGTGCCGATACAGGCGTGGCTACGGGAAAACCAACCGGACATTATGGCCACAGCAGAAAAACGCCGCACCGGCTTTACCTTTGCCACCGATTTTAATAACGACGGTTCGTATGATTTCAGCGTGTCGTTGCAGTTAACCGAGCGTGTGGTGGTCAACGAGCAAGACGGCGGCGCATTGCATGTTAAACACCTGCCTGAACCCCCGTTGCCGGAAAACGTCACGCGCCCGCTGCAGCTTTTTGTACACGGTGAATTAGTGAGTGAGTGGAATGAACGAGCTTAGCGCCTTTGACACCCGTCTGGCCGGGCTGATTACCGCGCTGTCGCCGCAGTCCCGCAAGTCGTTGGCCATCGCCGTGTCCAAGCGTTTGCGCGCCAGCCAACAGCAAAACATCAAGCACCAGCAGGCACCGGACGGCACGCCGTATGCGCCGCGTAAAACGCCATTGCGCAATACAAAGCGCCTGCGCGATCGGGCGATGTTCTCAAAACTGCGCACAGCGCGTTATATGAAAGCCAAGGGCAGCGGCGACGATGCCGTGGTGGAGTTTGTCGGGCGTGTTAAGCGCATGGCTAACGTGCACCATTATGGCCTGCGTGACCGGCCATCGCCGCACAGTGCTGATGTGAAATATGAAGCGCGTCCGCTGCTAGGATTCAGCACGGCAGACGTCAAAATGATTGAAACGGCAGTTATAGAACACCTCGCCCGCTAGCCCTCTGTTGTGCCTCTGATCGTCCAACTGCCCCACGTTGCCGCCGCCCTCGCAGGGCGGCATCCTTTCCGCATGAACAATCAATCCGACATTCTGCGCCTGCTGCGCAACCTGATCCGCATTGGCACCGTGAATACCGTCGACCTTGATCGCGGCCTTTGCCGTGTTGATACCGGTGGCAATCGAACCGATTGGATCAACTGGGTGAGCTTGAGAGCGGGCCGTACGCGCATGTGGTGGGCACCGTCCGAAGGTGAACAAGTGCTGATCTTGGCGTTAGGTGGTGAACTGGATACCGCCTTTGTGCTGCCGGGTATCTTTTCCGATGACTTCCCGGCCCCGTCGGCGTCGGCGGATGCGCTGCATATTACTTTCCCTGATGGCGCGGCGCTTGAGTATGAACCGGCCAACGGTGCGCTGAGTGTGACCGGTATTAAAACTGCTGACGTGCAGGCGTCCGAGTCGATTACCGCCAGCACCAAGGTGGTGATGGTTAAAGCCGCAAAAAACATCACCCTCGATACCCCAGAGGTGATCTGCACCAACAAGCTGACCACCGGCACGCTGGAGGTTAAACAAGGCGGCACGATGACCGGCAACATTACACACACCGGCGGCAGCATCACGTCTAACGGCGTCGTGGTGCATACCCATACTCACGGCGGCGTCCAGACCGGCGGTGGCAGCACGGACAAACCGGCATGAACAACGCGAAATACCTCGGCATGAACCGTGCCACCGGGCGTGCGTTGACGGACATCGACCATATTCGACAGTCCGTGGCTGACATTCTGATAACGCCGCAAGGTTCACGTCCTATGCGCCGGGCTTATGGTTCGTTGCTGTCGGAGCTGCTCGACCAGCCGCAGAATGACACGCTGCGTCTGCAAATTATGGCTGCCTGTTACAGCGCGATTCTGGCATGGGAACCCCGCGTAAAGCTGACCGGCATCACTTTTAACACCACCTACGACGGCAAGATGGTGATCGACATCACCGGCACCCGCACCGATACCCCCGGTGCGCTGTCGCTGTCTATTCCTGTGAGCTGAACCATGGCAACGATTAACTTAAGCCTGCTTCCCGCCCCGACAGTGGTCGAGGTGTTGGACTATGAAACCTTGCTGGCAGAACGCAAGGCCACGCTGATTTCACTTTATCCCGAGGCGGAACGGGCGGCCATCAGCCGCACTCTGGCGCTGGAGTCAGAGCCGATCGTGAAGTTGCTGCAGGAGAACGCCTATCGTGAGGTGATTTTACGCCAGCGAATTAACGATGCCGCCAAGGCGGTGATGCTGGCTTACTCCACAGGGGCCGACCTTGACCAGTTCGGCGAGAACTTCAACACCCCGCGTCTGGTGATCATCCCGGAGGATAAAACCACTATCCCGCCGACACCGGCGCTAATGGAATCAGACGACGATTATCGGTTACGCCTGCAGGATGCCTTTGAAGGCATGAGCACCGCCGGTCCGGCCGGTTCTTACCGTTTTCATGCACGTTCTGCCGATGGTCGGGTGGCCGATGTGACCGCCATCAGCCCATCCCCGGCCTGCGTGACCGTGACCGTGTTGTCACGCGACGGCGACGGCACCGCCAGCCCTGAGCTGTTGCAAGTCGTCAGCGTGGCGCTGAATGATGAGGATGTGCGCCCGGTCGCTGATCGGGTGACGGTGCAATCCGCCAAAATTACCCGCTATGCCATCGAGGCCACGTTATACCTCCATCCCGGCCCGGAGGTTGCGCCGATCCTCACGGCGGCTAATGAAAGGCTGCGTGATTACGTGCAGGGTGTGCGCCGGTTAGGGCGCAGTATTCGCCGATCCAGTATGAACGCCGCGTTGACCGTTGAGGGTGTCGAGCATGTAGACATCATCAAACCGGCGGCCGATATCGTGCTGGATAAGACGCAGGCAGGCTATTGCACCGGCTTTAACATTAACCCAGGGCGCGCTGATGAATAACCGATTATTGCCGGTCGGGTCGTCCCCACTGGAAGTGGCCGCCGCCAAGGCCTGTGCCGAGCTGGAGCGTTTACCGGTACCGCTGCGCGAACTGTGGAACCCGGCACGCTGCCCGGTGCATTTGCTGCCCTATCTGGCGTGGGCTTTTTCCGTTGACCGATGGGATGAGGCATGGCCGGAGGATGTAAAACGCGGTGTCGTCGCGGCGGCGTTCTTCATCCATCGTCACAAAGGCACCATTGGGGCCGTGCGCCGTGTGGTCGAGCCGCTCGGCTACCTGATTAACGTTGTTGAATGGTTTCACACTGAAGGCGCAGATCCGCCCGGCACCTTTCGGCTGGATATTGGCGTGCTGGAAACCGGCATCACGGAAGAAATGTATTTAGAAATGGAACGGCTGATCGCCGATGCAAAACCCCTGAGCCGCCACCTGATAGGCCTCAATATTCTGCAGGACATCCCCGGCCTGATTTACGTCGGTGCGGCCGTCGTGGACGGCGATGTCATCACCGTTTACCCCGGATAAGAGGAAGTCATGAGCAAGTATAAAGCGATTATTACCACCGCCGGGGCGGCCAAAATTGCCGCCGCGTCGGCAGGTGGTACCCAGTTAAAAATCACCCGTATGGCCGTCGGTGACGGTAACGGCACCTTACCCATACCGAACCCGGCACAGACCAGGCTCATCAATGAGAAATATCGCGCTACCCTCAACGGGTTGACCATTGATAAGGCGATAAAAAATCATATTGTTGCGGAGTTTATTATCCCGGCGAACGTCGGCGGGTTCTGGCTGCGTGAAATGGGGCTGTATGACGATTTCGGCACGCTGATTGCGGTCAGTAATGTGGCCGAAAGCTACAAGCCGAAACTGGAAGAGGGCAGCGGTCGCACGCAGACGTTGCGCATGATCCTGATTGTCAGCAGCGCCGCCGCTATTAGCGTGATTGCCGGGGGCGATACCGTACTGGCTACTAAAGATTTTGTTAATGACGCCATAAAAGAGCATGAGAAAACCCGTAACCATCCGGACGCCAGCACCATCGCTAAAGGGTTGGTGCAACTGAGTAGCGCAACAACCAGTGCAGACGAAACAAAAGCCGCCACGCCGAAGGCCATTAAGGCCGTTAACGATGCCAGCGCCAAAAAGAGTGCCAATCTGTCAGACCTGACCGACAAATCCGCTGCCCGTGGCAATCTGGCGTTAGGCAGTGCTGCGACGAAAAACGTCGGTGTTGAGGGCGGGCAAGTGATGGCCGTCGGTGCTTTTGGGCTGGGGATGGGGTCGCGCCATCGTGAGGATGCTTATTGCAATCAAGGTGAAATTTTCCGCGTAAACAATACGTCAGCGAATGTGCCGGGTAACGGCGTATATGGGGTGATCTCTTTGCCTTGCGATGGCGGCCCGTCTACCGGTTATGTGGGTGTGTCTAACAGCGGTGCGGGTTTCCTGGGGGGCTCAAATTCCACTAACGGCATCAAATGGGCCCGGATTTACACCACGGATTACAAACCAACGGCGGCGGACGTGGGGGCGTTGACCGATGCGCAGGCGGTACAAAAGTTTGTCCAGCGCTCTATCAAGGTTAACGGCAAGCCGTTGTCCGGTGATGTCAATCTGCTTGCGGCTGATGTTAACGCGTGGAATAAAACCGAGGCTGACGGGCGTTTTGTGAAACGGACTGGTGACACGATGGCCGGGACACTGGTCATTGATGGCGCAACGGTGTTACCAACGCAACCATTGCGAGCGGCGACCGACGTCCCGGCGCTTTGGAAGCAGGGGATAAGTTTATCAACGTTGGAGTTTGACGATAAAAATACCAGCAGTTATCCCGCGCAGCCTTATGCAACGTTAGTCAATTTGAGTGTGACTGAACATCGAGGCATCCAATTATTATCAGAAAAGGCGACGAATAATTTTTGGCTGCGTTCGGCAGATGCCAAAAAATATTCAGACTTTGTAAAACTCTACCATACGCAGAATAAACCGACGGCAGCCGATGTAGGGGCGTTAACGGATACGCAAGCCGCGCAGAAATACGCCCTGCGATCGTACAAGGTCAACGGTAAATCACTATCCGGCGACGTCAATCTGTTGGCGGGTGATGTTAATGCCTGGAATAAATCAGAGGCAGACGGACGTTATTTAATGAAGTCCGGCGGGCAACTGACCGGCACAGTAAAAACCACGGCTGAGATTCAGTCGCTTACCGCTGATAATTATCGCATTGTCTGCGGGGATTACGGGACGTTCTGGCGTAATGATGGCAACAGCATGTATTTAATGCTGACGAATGCAAAAAACCAGTACGGGACGTTTAACGGCCTGCGCCCATTTGCTGTAGATGTGAAAAACGGGAATGTTAACTTTGGCCATATTGTCAGCACAAATAACGATCTGAATGTTGGGAACAACCTCGGTGTCAGCGGACAGGGGTTTATTTTTAAAGGTGGTGTTACATCCTATGAAGGCGGCGGCGAACGTCATCACCAAACCAACGGTCTGTTATTGCGTGGTGCGGGCGATCTGAGAGCTGAAATTTATCATCATGAAACCATTGGGAAGCACCATGCACTTTCGTTTCATGTGGGTAACGGCACCGCTGGTGATGGCTGGTTTGATTTTCGCGCTGGCGGTGATGTGTATATTAATGGCCCCAGTCCAACATTGAATGTTGGGCCTGCTGTTCATGCTGCTGACGGCAATATTATGGGGAGTCGCTGGGGTAATAAATGGCTATGGGATGCGGTGATTGAGCAGGTTAATGGCCGTGTTGACTGGAATTCCTTTAATAATCGCAGCCATATTTCAGGCAATAGAAATGCCTGGTGGTACAAGGACGAATTAACCGGGTATATCCATCAGGGTGGCGTTATCAATCGCGGCGATAACTATCTAAACCGCGTTAATTTTCCACGCGGGTTTACACAGGACTGTTTCGGGGTTCAATTAACACTGGCGGGTCATTGGGGGGACTCATCCGCAAACATGGAAGCGCTAAACGTGGGGCCGGGAGGATTTGACTCTGGTATGAATGGAAATGAACGCATCGCATTTTGGTGGGCGGTTGGGGTTTAATGATGAATTACGGATACAGTGCGAAAACCAATATTTTCTACGTGTTGGAAGATCAGGAAGCCTACGAAACAAATAACAACTGGCCTGATGATGTTAAACCGGTGTCTGTAGAACATTGGGAAAAATACCGCGGGCAATCCCCTGCGGGAAAAATCCGGGCGGCGGATTGCGATGGCTTGCCGTGCTGGATTAACGCTCCACCGTTGAGCCAACAGGAACAAGTGAGCGAAGCGTCACGGAAAAAAAGTTTGCTGATAGTACAAGCCAGCAATGCAATTGCTCCTTTGCAAGATGCGGTTGAATTAGGGATGGCGACCGAGAAGGAGAAGGCGCAGTTGGTCGCATGGAAAACCTGCCGGGTGCTTGCCAACCGTATTCGGCCTGAGGATACGCAGGACATTGACTGGCCGACAGTCCCCGACGCCTAATAAAAAAGCCCGCATCATTATGATATGCGGGCTTTGTGCTTTGCGGCTTTCCCTGATGTTGCCGCGTCTTGTTCATTGACCATACCCCGTCCGGCTAAATTCCGTCCAATTGATTGCGTAGATCAATGC